CTCACTTATGCACCGGCATAGCCATAATCTTTGGCTACCACTTTTGTGAAAGCTGGTGAGCTCAACAACATACCGATATCGGCTATTCTCAGTAGTTGGAGCATTTGGTTGGTTTCCATTTCTGACAAATCATAACGACGACATATAGAACATATAGGGGCAGGTACTCTCTTAGAAACTGAGTCTTGGTACAGCGAATAAGTTTTCTCTCTGGTCAAGCGTGTGCTCAAGACCTTATATTCGCCAGCCGGCTTCTGATAGCCAGGTGATACGGCCAAGCTATCAAGGATGGCAGAAAGACCGGAATGAGAATATCCTTGAAGGACGCTCCAATTTCTGAAACGTGCTGCTCCCTCTAGAGACTCACCAATCTTGCTGTTAAACGGTAGATCCATCCAACATGTACCCATACTCCTAAAGAGTGTACCTAAATTTACAAAACTACCTAAAGAACCATCTGATTTATAATAGAAGGAATGTTTTAGGAATTGGACATCTTCAACGTTGTTACAAACATCTATCGTCATTTCATAACCAACAGCAAGAGCTGAATTGGCTACTATTTTGGCGAATTTGTCCAATATTCCGAACTCATCCTTTTCCATCATTCTGTCGATGGTATACGAAATACTAATTGCAATAGAAAGACTAGCTATATTATTTAAAAGTGTGGTCAATTGAGTGCCAGAAAACTCGATCGGCAAGGAGCACTTAGCGGTGATGACCTCCCTGACTTTCTTATTCGGATGATGAATCACTAATCTCTGCTTGCACTGTAAAATAGCCTTCTCAAGAAGAGAGGAGTGCGCAGAATGTTCATCAAACATCCAAAGTAATCTTTCAAAAACTCCTAAACCATTACTGGCATCACATGAACTTATATCTAAATTATACCATTTCTTACCACCTTTTGTTTTCAAACAACAACACATATCGTCCGAGAAGAAGACGTACTCGTTATACACTGATTGGTCAATCTCAGTAAATATCGAGTCCAACGATTCGCTGTCGGTACTGTACACGAATCGAAATCTACTTCGGCCACGCACTATTGGTTCTGATTGCGCGGCTTTAAGACAGGGTACAAGGAACCCAGCTAACAAAGATCCAGGGCATGTGTAATCCCCAATTAACCTAGGTTTCTTACCTAATTTGGCAAATTCAGGGATCTTAATCTTACCCTTGATGTCTTTCATAAACAGTGAATTTAACATATTTCCTTTTTGTATCAATTCTTTTATACTTTTAACACGAAGTTTCTGCTTAACGTGTGGAGAACATGCATTATTAATCTGCTCCTCCAAATTATCACCCAAGACATCGGTATATCTCTTGAGCTTACTCTTAACCTCACGCATAACTCCTTCAATCACTCTAAAAACCCCTCTATGGCCTCGATAAGGAGAGATCTTTAAATTATTAAACGTCTTAATCTCTTCTTTATCTCGTGCACCTACTATTCTAAGCAACATACTACTGTAATTACTAACACTACTACTATACACGCACCGTTGAGCAATATCGACACATGGGCCAAAATGTGTCATATACTCTTTATTTGTACTCACCACTTCAGAGAACGGAAGACGGCCCGTATACTTAAACTTCCTACCGTTGATACGGTAATCATACAAACAATCTCTAAATGCTTCTGCCTTGAAAGTGCCGGCTTCCACTGCTTCACATTTAAAAATACCTGTTTGTATAAAATTCTCCTTCATGGTGTTGATCACTCATTTCGCTTCAACGGCAACTCGACGAAAAGATGCCGATCCTTGTGAAGTCAATATATCTGCAGCTTGGATCCCAGCTGTGATGCTTTCGCAAAACAAATCTGATGGTATGTACTCTAACCATCCGCTTAAATCGCCAATGATTTGATTTTTCAATACGTCAGTAGCTGGTCTACCTAATGCTTTTAAATGAGCGGCCATGTATAACCCCGGGTGAACAAGAGTCAATCGAGAGCGATTCAATTTATTCTTAGCGCAATAATCATTGCTTGAGACAAAAAGATTTCTAATCGCACTCCACTCGAAACCTAAGAAACGGTAGTTAACGAGTAAAGACTGACTCTCTGCCAAATTGAAAGCCCGAAAAAGTTGATTGTTGTGATAAAACTTATCATCGAAAAAGGAGAGACCGTGTTCGCTATCTGGATATCCAGATACGCCATGCCTTCTAAAAAGATTGTCATATTCAGAACCAACATACTTGGTGTAAAATGGTTTCAAAACTATTCTGGCTAATCTTCTTAAAATTCCAGCATCCTCTTCTCTATAGAAGACCTGTACGAATCTCATTGGTACGCCAAATTTGACCCGAGCAGTGTGATGCAAGTCTTCATTGGTTGGGGCAACCATAGGGTCACCTCGGGTAGGATACCCTTTATTCAACAAAAACTTCGTCTCAAACTTCTCTTTTAAGCATTCCCGAGCAAGAGCCAGATCAGTCTCAGACATATCCTGATAACAAGCTCGCATGAGCTCCTCATCAACCTTCTCATCAACCATATCCGCTAGTAGAGGATGGATAGTTTTAATCCAACTCAAATAGGTTTCGTCAGCATTGTGTCTCGTGAATCTTCTCACTTCGCACATCGTACTCTTGCTAACTTTTGGCCCATTTGCTCTCATATCCTCTACCTCAAACTCAATTTTTGCAATCTCCAATCTTTCTTTTTGCGTTCTTTTAAGATGATTGAGTTTGGCCTTAATTGCGTTCTCTTCGGCGGTATAATGAATTCCATCTTTCAATTGGTTTTTCTGGAACTCATAAGTTGATTCTTCAAAGGCTTTGGAAAGACCTTTAATACAACCTCTGTGCATTTCAGCATGCTCATAAAGGTCTCTATTTTCGATCTCAGTCCTGACTTTTACTCTATCGAGATGATCTTGATGGTTACGGGCATTCGACTCATAATCTTGCTCGTATTTCTGGAGATTTAATTTGAGCTGGGCCTTATGCAGCTGCTCTTTCTCCGTCCAAATCAAGTCTAGGTTCTTAAGTTGATGTTTCTTTTCAACATCCTTGACTTCCTCTTCCCGTAGAACATCTCTAGCTTGGGAATAAATACCTCTATTTTCGACAATATGAGCCATTTTATCCAAATCAAAGCGAACATTATTAACATGTTTCTCGTTCGCTACTTTCAACTGACGCTCGATCTCAGCGTCAAGGCGAAGGGATTTAGTTGTGTTGTTGACGTGTTCTTGTCTTTCCAACACTTCGGAGCGACGACGCAATGCTTCAGTCTCAACATCCATCTTACCCAAATGGATGATTTTATCTGCATCATTCCAATCCTTCAATTCAGCTGTTTTAAGAGTGGATCTAAAAGAGCCAAACGCTAAAGCAGCATTGTTGGCACTCTCAATATTTGGATGTTTTTCTAAAGTAGTCTTCCAATTCGCTTGAAGCAAATTCTCCCCTACCTTAATAGCTCCATCGTTTTTCTCACTCTTCTTGTTTTCAATTTGGGGCTTGAACTCTTCAGGGATAATAACATCCTCTGGTGGTCCATAAATCTTTCTCCCTTTGTTCTTCTCGCCCACAGTAACATAACGCGCTTTTTGATTGATCTTCATCGCTTCTCTTCCCTTCATCTTAGTAGTTTTTCAAATAGCAGCTCGAAATGATTAACTATCACGTACTGTCTACAGTTTCTTTACTTCTCATATGAGACAACTCTATGCTTACGGACGACTTTGTTTCCGAAGCCAAATTTTGGGGCTCTAGCAACAACCTCCCTGCCATGCTTGTCTACACCATGATGTCCAAGAAAGGCCCTATCAGCTGGTAAGACAACATTATCTCTCCCTTTCTCCCACTTGACGTCTAAAACCGTCATGGCCAAAAACTTATCCACAGCCTCTCTAAATGGGGGAATGGTTACAGACGCAAAATCAGAACACAAAAGGTCAAGAAACGCAACCATTCCCTGAGCTCTC